CAGGAGCTACAAGAGAATCAGGACATTATCAATCTATTCGATATTAAACAAACATTGGAAGGTATTGTTAAGTTTGAGAAAGATTCTGCTACAGACATCATCGTACAATTTACAGATGGAAGAAGATCTCATCTGGTTTAGTGAGAATCGCACGAAGATCACTAAAGGTTCTGAGATGGTTGACAATCTCCTCCAAGAGTTAGAGCATCTATACGCTAAGACACTGTACAAACTTAACAATCTGAGTTAATTATGCCCTTCATGACCGGCGGGAAACGCGACTATAAAAAAGAACTTCAGTGGGAACACACTAAAAAAAAGAACAGGGTCAAAGATCGGGCGCAACGTAATGCAGCGAGGGCAACAGTGGCTAAGAAATCTGGTGTAAAGGCAACATCTATTAAAGGTGATGTTGGACATAAGGTCGCCATTGGGCGACGAGGGAAGAATGGGTTGTTTTCTAATAAGCTGTCTCTTGTCGAATAGCCCTGATGCCACTCTTTCCAGATCTCTAGCTTTGAGAGGAATCTTGACAACTCTGCCCGTCTTTTGATCATATTGATAATCACCCTCTTCGATACGTGTCATTAGAATATCTAAGGCTTTGTCTATAACCTTGGACATAAGGTCGCCATTGGGCGACGAGGGAAGAATGGGTTGGCTAATTTATTCGTACAATCTCCCGGTACCAATCGTAGCTTCGCTAGAAATAAAGATGGTAGTATGAAGAGTGAGAAATCCAAAAGGGAAAAATAATAAATGGCAGTACCTAAAATAAAATTAACATCTCAAGTTATAGAAGGATTTGTAGGTACTTGCTTAATTAAACGTTTTGATGGAGCCTCTCAGATTCCAGATTTCCATCGAGAGATGTGGGATCTTTGTACATCAGATAATAAGTTTGTAGCAATAGCAGCACCACGTGGTCACGCAAAATCTACCTCGATTTCCTTGAGTTATGTGTTAGCAAATGTACTGTTTCGTAATCGAAGGTTCGTCTTGCTTGTGAGCGATACAGAAGCTCAAGCAGCAATGTTCTTGGGACAGATTATACAGGAGCTACAAGAGAATCAGGACATTATCAATCTATTCGATATTAAACAAACATTGGAAGGTATTGTTAAGTTTGAGAAAGATTCTGCTACAGACATCATCGTACAATTTACAGATGGAACTAAGTTCCGTATCATTGCCAAAGGCAGTGAACAAAAACTCCGGGGTATGCTTTGGGATGGTGCTCGCCCTGATCTCATTGTTTGTGATGATATCGAAAATGACGAGGTAGTGATGAATAAAGAACGACGTGAGAAGTTTAAGCGTTGGGTCTATGGTGCATTACTTCCATGTAGAAGTCAGAATGGAATCTTCCGTATTGTTGGTACTATCCTCCACATGGATTCATTTCTTGAAGGGTTGATGCCACGAGAGAGTGATAGACATACAATCCATGAAGAGTTAAAGACATACTCTGAACGTAAAGCAACACAATGGAAAGCAGTTAAGTATAAAGCACACAACCAAGACTACTCACAGATCTTATGGCCTGAGCGTAGAACAGGAGAAGAGTTTCAACTAATCCGGCAGGATTATATAGATCGAGGGCTGGCTGATGTGTATTCCCAAGAATACCTTAACATCCCTACCGACGAATCTAACACCTTCTTCAAACGCAATGACTTTCTGACATTACGTGAAGAGGATAAGAAAAAGAAACTCAACTACTATATCGCAGGGGACTTCGCCATATCTGAAAAAGAACGGGCGGACTACACAGTATTAGTCATAGGTGGTATGGATGAGGATGGTATCCTACATATCAAAAACGTTATACGAGATCGTATGGATGGTTTACAGATCGTAGATACCATGCTTGCACTACAGCGCGTGTACAACCCCATGGCATTCGGTATTGAAGATACACAAATCACAAAGTCGCTCGGTCCATTCTTGAATAGAGCGATGATAGAACAAAATGTTTTTATTAATGTCTTACCATTGAAACCCCACCGAGCAGATAAGCAAACAAGAGCTAGAAGTATTCAGGCTCGTATGCGTGCCGGTGCCGTTAAGTTTGATAAACAATCTGAATGGTATCAGACTCTAGAAGATGAATTGATGCGATTCCCTCGTGACAAGCATGATGACCAAGTTGATGCTATTGCATATTTAGGTCTCATGATTGATAAGATTATAGAGGCTCCTACTAAAGAAGAAATGGAAGACGATGACTATGAACATGAAAAACAAGAGGGTGGATTAAATGACGAAGGCCGTTCGATCATTACCGGATACTAAGCCCTTCGATGGGACAGAACAAGATTATAAAGATCCTTTAAAGATTCAAGATATTTTAGATGCACAGAACATTGCGGAAATGGTATCAGAAGAAGATCTAATTACCATCGGTAATGATGTTGTAACTGGATTTGAGACTGATCTTCTTTCACGAGAACCGTGGGAAAGAGATCTAGAGACATGGACTAAACTAGCCCTACAGATCTCGGATCAAAAGAGTTATCCTTGGGTAGGTGCCGCGAACATTAAGTTCCCACTACTCGCCACTGCCGCTATGCAATTTGCTGCTCGGGCATATCCAACACTTGTTCCATCTAATGGACAAATCGTTAAGTGTAAGATCGTAGGTTTTGATCCTGACGGCGAAAAGACTAAACGGGCAGATCGTATTTCGAAACACATGTCCTATCAAGTCTTAGATGATATGCCAGATTGGGAAGAGGATATGGACAAGCTCCTTATCTCCCTACCAATTGCAGGCACTTGTTTTAAAAAGACTTATTGGGATGCAGCTAAACAAAAGAACTGCTCTCGCCTTGTCCTCCCTAAGTATCTTGTTGTTAATTACAACACTAGATCCTTAGATGAAGCAGAACGTATTACTGAAGTATTACAACTTACAAAACGTCAGATCAAAGAACGTATTAATCGTAAGATATTCTTAGATATCTCTTTAGGAGATCCTACCGTATCCACTACGTTTATTACGAATTCTACCCAGAAGGCCTTTCAATTAGAAGCATCTGAGGATGATACGACCCCATATACAATCTTAGAACAGCATACATATCTTGATCTAGATGGGGATGGATACACAGAACCTTACATCGTAACAGTAGATGAGAATACTAAGAAGGTGTTACGCATCGTTCCTAGGTATGACAAAGATACTGTTATCGTGAATGAGAAGTCAAAGGTGGTGTCAATTGAAGCTATTCAATATTATACGAAGTATTCTTTTATACCTAATCCTGATGGCGGCTTTTACGATATTGGGTTTGGTAGGTTACTTGGCACTATTAACGATTCCGCTAATACTATTATTAATCAACTGGTTGACGCTGGGTCTCTAAGTAATTTACAAGCTGGATTTATTGGTAAGGGATTACGCATTAAGATGGGTGAGACTAGATTCCAACCCGGTGAATGGAAAGCAGTTAATGCTACTGGTGATGACATCAAGAAGCAGATCTTTCCGCTTCCTGTACGTGAACCTAGTGAAGTATTATTTAAACTCTTAGATTTGTTGTTACGTTCTGGTAAAGAGTTAGCCTCCGTCGCGGAGATTATGACTGGGAAGATGCCCGGACAGAACACTCCAGCTACAACCACGATGGCTACTATTGATCAGGGTATGAAGGTATTCACTGCTGTATATAAGCGTGTGTATCGTTCACTAACTAAAGAGTTCCGTAAGATTTATAGACTGAATAAAACTTATCTCAATCCAGAAGAATACATCGCAATGATTGATGTTAAGATTGAACAGTCTGATTACACTGGACCAGAAGATGATATTATTCCCGGAGCAGATCCTACATCAGTATCCGCACAGGAACGACAAGCTAAGGTTCAAGCATTAATGCAGATATTACAGATTGGTACGTTAGATGTCATGGCAGTTACTAAGGCATACTTAGAGGCACATGAGATTCCACAACCAGAACAGTATATCAAGCAACCTTCTCCACCTCCACCTGATCCAAAGGTTGAGGCTATGAAGATTAAGTCACAACTAGAGCAACAAAAGGCTACACATGGTATTCAAATAGAGAATGCTAAGATGCAAATGGAAGCTCAAGGCAGACAACAAGATCTACAATTGAAGGCCCAAGAGCATCATATGGATATGCAATTTAAACTAGGTGAACATATACTTAAAGCACGTCAAGCAGATGCAGAGCATCGTGCTGGATTAGTGCAGAATGCTCAGAAAGCACAAGTAGGATTAGCAGTAACCGCTGCTCAGGCAGAACAAAAGATGCAAATACAGAAGAATCAACCAAAACCAAAGGGGAAGTAATACATGCAAGTAATTAGTTCTACAGATTTCCAAGATTGGACAAAACATCCAGTCACAGTATCATTTATGAACTCAGTTCAAGCCCGAGTTGAGGATGCAAAAGAGAATTTAGCTACCTCAGCCGGGCAATGTCCAGAACAAGATAACTTTTTACGTGGCTTTATTCATGGGCAGCGTGAAATTCTTGGAGTTACTTATGATGATGTGGAGGAAAAGTAATGTTAAAGCCCATCCTTCATCGTTTAATTGTTAAATTAGATTCACTTGAGGAGGTCACTGCCAGTGGCATCGTACTTCCAAAGGATTTAATTAAGAAAGAACGTAAGGCTATTGAAATAGGTACAGTAATCTCTATTGGAGAGACCTGCTTCAAGGATTATGGGGGCGATCTAGACACGGTATCTATTGGAGATCGTGTTGTTATCGCTCAGTATAGTGGTAAAGAAATTGATGACATTGATGGAACTACTTATGTCGTGATCAACGACCAAGATGTGTTAGTTATTCTCAAGGAAGATAAATAATGGATGAATTAGATGTAGCATTGCCGAGTGGTGATGATGTTGTTATTGATACTGAAGTTACACAAGATGATGCCCCACAAATCTCACAAGTTGAGGCAGATGCCCGTGAGCAAGGATGGAAACCCAAAGAAGAGTGGAAGGGTGATCCAGATAAATGGCGTCCTGCTAAGGAATTTGTAGATCGTGGTGAGTTGTATAGTAAGATTGACACGATGGGTAAGGAACTTAAAGATACCAAACGTGCCCTTCAAATGCTACAAGAACATCATAGCAAAGTCAAAGAGACTGAATATAAAAAGGCAGTAGAAGAGTTAAAGGCGCTTCAAAAGAAACATCTAGAATCTGGGGATTCTGATGGATATCTAGAAACTACTGAGATCTTATCCGATCTACGTGCAGAACAGAAGGCACGTCAAGTAGTACAAGAAGTTACTCCTGCACAAGTCGATCCTAGGTTCACCTCATGGGTGGATTCTAATAAATGGTATGATTCTAAACCAGAGATGCGACAGTATGCAGATATTATCGGGCAGGGTTATGCAAAACAAAATCCCGGTATTGATCCAACAGAAGTATTGCGATATGTGACTAATGAAGTAAAACAACGCTACAGAGATTTCTTTCAGAATCCTAACAGAGATCGTCCGAATTCTGTCGAGAGTGGTACACGCGCAGTAGCATCATCTAGTAAGTTTGAAATGTCTGATGATGAAAAGCGTGTTATGAATACATTTATTCGACAAGGTGTTATAGGTCCGAATGGGATGTCTAAAGAAGATTATATTAAAGAAGTAAAACTTTCAAAGGGAATTAAATAATGGCAACTAAGGCACAGAGACCACAGAGGACTCCACTAGCAAATCGTTCCGTTCTCGGAATTAAGGGGAAAGAACCCGGATATGTCTATAGAATTGTGAATGATACTGGTGATCGAGTATCCTCGTTCCAAGAACAGGGGTATGAGATTGTCACAGACAGCACAATAACAATTGGGGATCGACGAGTAGGGAAGGCATCTGCTGATGGTTCTCCCGTACAAGTAGCTGTTGGTAATGGGGTTGATGGATATTTAATGCGCATCAAAGATGAGTATTATAAAGAAGACCAAGCCTATAAAGAACAGAAACTAAATGAACTTGAACAATCCATGAGAAAAGAAGCTCTCGGTGCATCAGACTATGGCAGTCTGAAAATCGATGGCAAAACGTAAAGGAATTTAAATGGCAAATGTATCGCGTGTTAACGGCTTTAAGCCGGTCAAGCACTTTACTGGCGCTCCCTATAATGGGCAGTGCAATATTTATGAGGTCTCTGTCAGTGAGACTATCCCGATCTTTGTTGGTGATTTGGTTGTGCGTTCAACCAACGCATCCACCTCTGGTCTGGTAACTGTTAAGTCGTTGTCGGCTGCTGCAACTGCAAATGACGTTACTGCTGGTGTGTGTCTTGGTGCAGTAGTTGGTGTTGTTAATAGTAAGATGGACCCGTTGGATGGTAAAATGACGGCTGGTTCTATTGCTCTTGATACCCCGCAATATGCCCCTGCAACTACGAAGTCTTTCGTGCTTGTGTGCGATGCTGCTGATATCATCTATGAAGTGGAATCGACTGCTTCGTTTGCTCTTGCAGATATCGGATTGAATGGTGATGTAGGTGTTCTTGCTAATACTACGGCATTAGTTACTGGTAATTCTCCTATGTATGTTAATGCAACCGCCCCCACGGCCTCGGCTACCCGCCCTGTCCATATCGTCGGTTACGTGAAACGTCCAGATAATGAAGCGCCTGCGGCGTACAATAAGATTCTTGTTCAACTCACTACGAGTGCGCAAGGCAATGCCATTGTTGGCGTTTAAGGAGAATAGATAATGGGTGTTATTACTTCGTCAAGCTTTGCCAAGCTTTTATGGCCGGGTCTGAATTCTATTTATGGGAAGTCCTATGCGGACTATCCTGTAGAATGGGATAAACTGTTTGAAAAGAATACGTCTGATAAGGCGTATGAAGAGGATGTTGGCCTGAGTTCATTTGGTCTGGCATCTGTTAAGAATGAGGGTGCTCCGATCACCTATGATACTGAACGTCAAGGCTTCACGTCTCGATACAACCATGTTGTGTATGCACTTGGTTTTATCATCACTCGTGAAATCTATGAAGATGATCAGTATGGTAAGGTTGGGGCACAAAAGGCGAAAGCTCTTGCTCGCTCGATGCGTCAGACTAAGGAAATCATCGGTGCTAACATTTATAACCGTGCTACTACGGCTGGTTATACTGGTGGTGATGGTGTTGTTCTCCTGAGTGCCTCGCATCCGAACGTAGCTGGAGGTACATTCTCCAATAAGATCTCGGTTGATGCTGACCTTAGTGAAGCTGCTCTTGAACAAGCTGTGATCGATATTGCGGGTTTCCGTGATGATCGTGGTCTGTTGATTGCTGCTCGTCCTGAGAAGTTGGTTATTCCGTATCAACTACAATTCGAAGCCAAGCGTATTCTTGGTGCGGATGGGCGTGTTGGTACTGATCTGAATGATCCGAATGTCCTGAAGGATTCTGGCATCTTTAGTAATGTGGTTGTTAATCACTACCTTACTGATCCGGATGCATGGTTTATCTTGACTAACGTTAAAGATGGCCTGAAATACTTCGAGCGTCGTGGTGATGCATTTGAAATGGATAATGACTTTGATACTGAGAATGCTAAGTTCAAAGCCACTGCTCGTTACTCCTTTGGTTGGTCTGATCCGCGTAGCATCTACGGTTCGTCTGGCGCTTAAGTAATATTCGGGGGCACTGAAAGGTGTCCCCTCTTAAGGAGAACTAAATGGCAGTATATGGTGTTGGTCCGGGGGGTGTTTCTACTATCACCCCAACGTGCCGTGATAGTTATACAAAGGTAGGTATCTTAGAAGTTGCTGATAGCACTAATGGTGTATTAGCATTTAAACTTCCTAAGTATGCAGTTGTTGTTGGTGTATATACGATCTGTACTGGTGCTAATACTACGCAGACAATTGAGGTTGGATTTACAGATGGTGGGGATGAACTCCTTACTGCATTTTCTCCGAACTCCACTGGATACTCAGTATCTGGTACAGCAACTGGTACATCGGTTGGTGTTCAATTGACAGCAGATAAACCTGTATACCTGAAAGCAAGTGCTGATCTTACTACTCCGGTCATTGTTAAGGTGGAATACTACATTCCTCCGCAAGGGCTGAGTCTGTAACAATAGAAGCTCCTCTTAGAGGAACGACTAACCCATAGGGGATATATTCTAATTGAGTGTATCCCCTATATTTTTATCAAAGGATTTATATGTCGGCATTTCGATCAGCAAATGCAACTGTTGCAGCACATGGTGCTGTTGCGGTTACTCCTAGTGATTCAACTGTATTAGAAATCACTCGTGGATTATTTATAGGTACTACAGGAGATGCTGTTGTAGTTATGGCAGATGGGCAGACAGTAACATTTGTTAATTTAGCATCCGGTTCTATTCTCCCTGTACAAGTATCTAAAGTCAAGGCAGCGACATCAGCTGCAAATATTATCGCATTATACTAAAGGAATATAAATGGCAACTTATAATAAATTCAATCAATATGTATTAGATCTCACTAATGGTGTTCATGATTGGGATACACATGCATTTAAATTAATGTTAACTAATACTGCTCCTGTAGCGACCAATTCTGTTCTGGCAGATCTAACTGAAATTACAGCTGAGAATGGTTACACGGCTGGAGGAGCAGCTACGACAATAACCACATCTATTTCCTCTGGTACAGCAAAAGCTGTTGGTACAGATGTTACATGGACAGCATCGGGGGGTACTATAGGCCCATTCCGTTATGTGGTACTCTATAATGATACTCCAACCTCCCCTGCTAATCCTCTAGTATCGTGGTGGGATTATGGTTCATCTATTACACTTGCTGCTGGTGATACCTTCACCGCAGATATAAATGCAACTAACGGATTCTGGGCTATGATATAATGCACCACACTCTGTATATAGGAGGTTCTGATGTAGGGTTTCCTATATGGAGGCCAACAGAGGGGGCTATTGCGAACATTAGTAATAATTTAAGATCAGATATTGACCCTAGATATGATCCACTTGCCAACCCAAACTACCCCTCAACAGCCCCGTGGGAGACTGGTGGGGTTGAATGGATACATGTTACAGATTTTTGTGGCGCACTACTTTCCGAAGATATTGGCGCGCATGGAACGTACATGCAATATGGGGGTTCGGGACATTCCGCGATTGGTGCTAATTTCTGGTTCGGGTTTGATCTTTCAGATCAGGTATGGAAACGGGTTGGGAAAAGACCCCTACCTAGTGATGCATTTAATGCAGCTATAAATCCATTCAACTTATCACTAAATTATCCGGCTGCACAACTTGATGCAACATGGGGTGAGTGGCAGGGGGATTGGACTGGTTGGCCTAATGGCTTCGCGCAACCCGGATATAATCCCCCAGAGGGGTCACACACTCGGAATAGTTTTGTAGTTCGCCCCGCAGTAAAAGCAGGAAATGCGGGGGGGCAACTCTTGTGTTGTTGGCAACCTACAGGAAAACAATCTGGTACTGAATTGAGAGGGGGCTTTATATGGAACGCGGATACAAGCTTATTCTCTCGTCAAACTACGCTTCGCCCTAGCGCAGGTAGTACCGTCGGGGGGGTTCAGTATTTTGTGGATCTAGATGCTGTTGTTGGATTGAATATGGAGTCAAGTGCCACGGCAACTTACGTTGACGTTCTTGACTGTGTGACGATGGCTTGGTCACGCCGGACAACGACTAATGCCCCAATGCTATATTATGACTCAACATCTTTTGCACACCCAGTTGGAAATCTATTGATTGTTGCCAATAACAAATTGACAGCACAAACACCTCCTATAGAGTTTTGGGCAATTGACGCAAGTAATATTAAATCTGGAGCGGCGTCTGCGTGGTCTCAACTCACTATCTCAGCATCTAGTTATCCAATAGACGGCACTAATATATGTGCAACTGTTGCATGGGCGCGTTGCCCATTAAACGGTTGTTACTACGCTGTTAATCGAGTACATGGATCTACAATGTTATGGAAACTAACTCCACCCGCTGGTAATACAATAGAGAGTCAGTTATCAGGAACATGGGTAATTACAACAGAAGCATTAAGTGGAGTATCTCTTGATGGGCGGCGGGCCAGTGGAGTGGCCGGAACATCATTTGATTATAATAGGCTTCAATGGAGCAACTACGCCAAATGTTTTATATGGACTCCAGATTATGTAGGCGGAAATGTGCAGGCCATTCGGCCACAAGGAATATAAATGACGAATCCATCAGTAAAATCAGGAATTACACAAGAAGTAAACCTAGCCTTCGCGCTATGGGTGTCCCCCGACACAGATGGCGGATCAGGCGCTTGGGATGCAAAGAACTCAGTTTTTTATCCGAAATTCGGAACGCTAAATTCTACAACCCTAGGCACATCTGGGAAAAACGGTCTTGCGTCTACCGCGTCTAATTGCGGTATTGCGGTGGGAGGAGTGAATAACCATACCGGCACGCCATTTGATTTTGTCGACACTACTTGGACGATACTCACCCTATTGCGGCCCATATCGACTGGAAGTCCTGTTATATTTCAGAATCAGGATGCATGGTCCCCTAATTATGGTTATCAAATTACACATGGTGGTACATTTGTAGACGCCGCGTTTAGAGGGGACTCAGCTAGAATACTAGCCGCGTCATCCTCTGGGGTGAGTGTATTAAATCAAGTATTAACGTTAGCAACAGTGTGTGATGCGTCAAGTTTGAAGATATTGAAAAATGGAACGCAAGTAGCGACTACTAGCCATACTCAAACGTTGGTTGACTACACAGGCACAGCGATACGCATAGCCGGATTATTTAATACGGCGGCAGCGAAAGGGTCTAGCGCTGTGCCTGTTGAAATATTTGCTATTCTCGGTTGGAATGTTGCATTGACACCTGCTGAGATTCAGAGTTTTGGAACAACAGAGGCAGGTTTTTTGGCTGGAGATTTCTACTCAACGGCGTTTGAGTTTGGTGGGGGGAGTACTACATATTCTTTAACATTAGATGCAGGTAGTTATGCTATAACAGGGCAATCCATCTTATCCAACAAGACCCTCTCACTGAGATTAGATTCCGGTGTATATAATATAACTGGACAAGATGTTCCTTTATTACAAGAAGGATCCTACAGACTTACATTAGATGCTGGTATATATAATATAACAGGGCAAGATCCTAATGTTGGGTTAAGTATGTTACTAGGAGCTGGTACTTATTCTATGTTTGGATCTAATATTCGATTGACCTCCTCCCAAGAACCTGTACTTATATCTAAGAGCCAGTCAACAATCTCTATTTCAATTAGAATGGGATTGTAATGAATTATTATAAATCTGGATCATTTAATATTACGTGTGATAGATGTAGTAAAAAAGTTAAGGCAGGGGATGTAAAACAAGAATGGACTGGATTTATTGTATGCCATTCTTGTTTTGAAATGCGGCATCCACAAGACTTTGTGCGAGCTAGACAAGATAAGATTAGCATCCCATTCTCTAGGCCAATCCCAACCTTAGTCTTTACATCCACACAATATGATTTATATGTAGATGATAACTACTATGTGAATCCAGTAAATCAACAGTATATACAGGAAATAATTTAAATGACTACAATTGTAACAAGAATTGGGAAAGGGAGTGCCCTCACATATGCTGAAATGGATGCTAACTTTACCAACCTTAATAATGATAAACTAGAGAATAACCCACAGGCAAGTGCTATTGTAAATACTCCCTCTGGTTCTATCTCTGCTATTAATGTTCAAGCTGCTATTAATGAACTTGCCACAGAGAAGGAACCAGCAGATGCTACTATATTAAAGTCTGCTGCTATTGGTGTAACTGTACAGGGGTATGATGTAGATATCCCCACAGTGGCAGCATCTCAATTAGAAATGGAAGCAGGAACAGAGGCTAATCTCCGATCGATGTCTCCGTTACGGGTGAAACAAGCTATTACGTCTCTGGCCCCATCAAGCACTAAGCTAGCCGGGGACACTGTGCAAGTGATCGAGGCTACTCCGGTCACCGCTACAGATAGTACCTCGGTGCTTATCCCGATGGACAGTACCATCCCGCAAAGTGGCGAAGGCAAGCAAATCACGTCAGTGACCATAACGCCGACATCCGCGACTAATAGACTGCTGGTCACGGTCGAGTTGCCGCTAGTTAGCGCCAGCACCTTAGCTTTTTTCTGTGCAGCTATGTTTCAAGACTCAGGGGCAAATGCTATTGCGTGCGGTTACGCAACGGTGCGTGACTCTGATGATATGCATACGATTACTTTCAGCTATGAGGCCGTAGCTGGGGGAGTTTCAGCAACGACATTTAAGGTTAGGTTTGGTGTGCATACGGGTACGGCCTACATCAACCAGCGTGGATCGGGGGGGACATCTGGTGGGATATCTGCTGTTCGTCTGCGCGTACAGGAGATTAAAGTATGAATCTAATTGCCATTGGTGATAGTGTTACAGCGCCTACAAGGACGAATGCATGGGTTGCTGGGCAGGGATGGGCAGCACTGGTCGCTACGCGCTTTGGCCTGACCGAGGTCAATCTAGGAATATCTGGATCAACAACTACACAGCAAGGAGCACAATGGGCAGCAGCGATGGTAATGGATCCTGAAAATTCTATTATTATTGCTATGCCGGGAGAGAATGATATTCCAACAACTCCTATATCCACATTCAAGGCCCAATTAGATGCTCAGGTTGGGTCGGCAGTAATTGCTGGATTCCCTGTCATTCTACACACAGTCTGTCTGTATCCTAATACAGATTATTATAATGCTGCTCCGGGGTATCTACAAGCCACCCGAGATATTGCAGCTAAATATCGTATACCATGTGTAGATGTGTTTGCAGCCTTCTCTGAATTCGCCTTAACTAGAACAGATTTCTCTACATTAATTCATCCAGATGGTCATCCAACTATTATCGGAATGCGAGAAATTGCAAATCTATATGAACGTCATCCATACAAAAGATTGTTAACAGGTGTAGTAACCGCTCCTATTGTGTATCCACCCACTATTCCTATTTCAGTAAATGCTATTCCAGTAATGACTGGTCCAATAACAAATGGGGTGTGTATGGATGGTAATGATTATGTGGCAGGACTTACTTGGAGACTTTCAAATGGATCTCCTAGTGATTGCACTCAGTGGAATCATGGTGGGGCAGGTTGGGCTACGGTGGAATTTCCAATGCCATTTGTTGCATCAGCATACTCAATGCAGTCACGTGTAGAAACAGGGGGTCAAGTATATGCTCCGAAGTCGTGGACATTCGAGGGTCTTAATTCCGCCGGAGGCTGGGATATACTAGATTCACGTCAAAACATGGCTGGTTGGGGCATTGGTGAAACGCGTAAGTATGCGCTATCAAGTCTGACTAGCCACACGAAATTTCGTATTAATGTCACAGCAAGTCAAAGTGGATCCTATTTACAATGGCGGAACCTTCAGATATATAATTAATAATATAGAATAGGATTAGGGATGAATGAACCAGAAATCAGGAGACAGGTAGATGATCTGCTAGAACAGCATATGCGAGAAGAAGATGCTAGATTTGAAGGGTTACTATCAGATATAAAAGAATTAAAGCAGGATATTAAAGATTTAACGGCAGCATGGCAACAGGCAAAGGGTGTCTTATCTTTTGTTAAATGGATATTAGGTATTGCAGGAGGACTCACAGTCTTCTTCACATTCATGAAAGATCATTGGAAATAATATGGGAACTAGCGGAACAACTAACTTCTCTGTATCAAGAGATGATTTAATTAAAGGTGCTCTACGGAAGATAGGAGTTGTTCCTCAAGGGGAAACTCCCACTGCGGATCAGATTACTGAGGGTGCCTTTGCCTTAAACTTAATGGTCAAGGCATGGGAAGCCGATGGGATGCCATTATGGGCTATTCGTACTACATCTATTCCATTAACAGCAGCAGTTAATACATATAGTATAGGTATTGGTAAAACAGTTAATACTGATAAACCACTTAAGGTTCTTCGAGCATGGAATAGGGATAGTACCTCGAATGTAGATATTCCTATGCGTATCCTTACTAAACAAGAGTATGATATCCTAGGTAATAAAACTTCAGCCGGAAATCCCATTCAATTATATTATGAACCTCAATTGAATAGCGGTGAATTGAAGGTATTCCCCACTCCATCTAGTACAGATGTTACTAATAACACTGTGTATATCGTGTACCAACGACCGTTTGAAGATTTTGATGCCTCTACTGATGAACCAGATTTCCCACAAGAATGGTATGATGCGGTGCTGTACGGATTAGCCGTTAGGCTAGCCCCTGAGTATGGTGTCCCTATAGATCAAAGACAAGTCTTAGGAAGAGAAGCTGCTGATATTAAATTGGCTGTACTATCGTTTGGGACTGAGGAAGGTTCGCTTTACTTTGGGGTCGAGAAGAGAGGTTATTAATGTTTGATACACCAACTCAATTAGAAGATGTAGCCAACAAAGTAGCCCAACAAAAGATTGGGGATCGTCGTCTTCGTAATGAAGAGATTCGTAGGGGAATGAATGAGGACTGGACTGCTCCCACACAAACTACTGGATCTCAGCCAAGCTCTCTACAAGATGTCTACAGTAATAATGGGAATAGTCCGACAGAGGCTAGTACCTATAGTAGATTAAAGAATAATTTAGATTATATGGGATTTGGTGGATCTAATACTTCTTCTAATTCTCCTACAGAAAGTTATAATACATCTTTTAATAGTATTCCATCTTGGGGGGCACAAGCTGTTGGGATGGGTATGGGTCTCGGTGGATTAGGGAATGTGGCTGGAATAGGATCTGCTGCTACTAGTCTACTTCGCGGAGATACTAGTAAGGCTGCTGGATCTCTTGGGCAGTGGTTTGCAAATCAGACTCCTATAGGAAAACTACCGGGGGCTTCTGGTGCAATTGGATCTACCCTACAAGGGATATTAGATGGTAGAGATGCCTCCTCAATGACTAAGAATGCTGCTTGGAATCTTGGTATGGGAGCAATAGGAAAAGCTGTTCCGGGATTTGGACTACTTAATACATTACTAGGGTTAGGTACAGCAGGATATGCGGAAGCGACAGGGACCAGTTATAATTGGAATCCTCTTCGTGGAATAGAATCTCTATTTAGTGATACTGATAGTCGAGGTCAAACTGGGGGTGGATTCTTTACATCACCTACACCTATGAGTGGTGAGGCAACGACTAATAATACATATAGTGGGTCTGGATATGGGAATACATATGGTCCGGGTAGTGGTGGATATACCCCGCCATCGGGTAGTTATATGAGTAGTGGCAATACATCTGGGTATAGTCCTTATGGTGGATCACAAAATACAAATAGTGGGGATTAGTAATGGCATCACAACAAAAAGAAACTAAGTATTCTTTACGAGATAAACGTCTCCCTCTATTAGGATCATATACAAATAGAGATTCTTCTGGCAGTAAGGATCAAAGATTTATTAATATATTTCCTGAATCACGTAAGATAGAGGCGATTGAAAGTACAAGAATATTTCTAAACAAACGTCCCGGTCTTACTTTATATAAAACTATTTCTGCTGGGGCTGGTAGGGGTATCATCTGGTTCCGTAATAAATTCTACATTGCTATTGGTAATAAGGTGTATGAAGATGGAGCAGTCCCTACAGCAGTTATAACATTGACAGCTTCTACAGGTAAGTTAGGAATGATTATAGCTAACTCATCTATTATTGGGGATTATTTATTTATATGTGATGGGACTTCTGGGTGGGTCATAGATTCTACGGGTGCTGTTACTTTAATATCAGATGCCGACTTTCCTACACCACATATACCTATCCCAACATTTATAGATGGTTATATAATTTTAGCTAAAACAAGTGATATATATAACTGTGTCTTAGATACACCAACATCTTGGAACTCAGGGGAATTTATATCTGCTGAGATGTTCCCAGATCATGTTGTAGCTCTTTGTAGGCAGAACAATCAGGTTGTAGCATTAGGTGAGAGTTCGATAGAATTTTTCTATGATGCTGCTAATGCTAGTGGTAGTCCATTAACTAGAAATGAATCTACTGCAATACAAATGGGATGTGCATTTCCTAATGCATTATATCAAAATGAACAGACGTTTATGTATGTCGGGCAATCAGATTCAGGTGGGAGAGCCGTGTGGCAGGTCACAGGATTTCAACCTAAGAAAATATCAGATGAATTTATTGATAGAATATTAGATGCAGAAACAGATCCTAACAACTGTATGGGATTTGGATTACGTACTATGGGTCACTTATTCTTCTTCTTATCTCTTCCTACATTGAATCGTACATTTGTATATGATGTAGAAGAGAAACTATGGCATGAGTGGTCTAGTAACGTTGCAGGTAGTCATTCAATATTTAATTGTAGTTATATGACTGACAATCATTTAGGAGCAGCTTACTTATTACATAATACATCTGGTACTGTGTATAAATTAGATCCTACTATATATACAGATGACTCCACAGCAATCCTATGTGAAGTTGTAACGAATAAATATGATATGGATACATATAGACGTAAGTTTATGACATGTATCCTACCTGTTGCTGATAGGAGTGCTACTGGAAATTACCTCACAGTAAGATGGTCGGATGATGATTATCAAACATGGTCTGCTCCTAAGACTATCACATTGACAGATGATTTCCCTAGCTTTGCTAGACTGGGATCTTTTAGACGAAGGGCATTTGATATTAAACATGATCAACCATACGCGTTACGATTGGAATCATTACAGGTATTCTATTATGAGGGGGATCATTAATGGCTAGTGGTCTTCCTCCGCCCCCGGTAAATGATAAGCCGGGGAGCTTTACATGGATGGAGTGGTATAGACAACTACGTAATTATGTATCTACATCTGGTAGTGTTCCTTGGTATATCATTAACTTCTCGGGTAGTAATATCACAGATATTGCAACTAGAAATCATAATCAATTACAATCCCTACAAGGTGGAATATCAAATGAGTTCTATCATCTATCTAATGCAGATGCTACTAAGGTAAATACAAATTCATTTCCTAGTATTAAATTAGGTGATGTTGCAGGTGGAAATTATACAGATGTGGCTACAGATGGATATATCTCTTTTAAAGGTACATCAACTATATGGGATGATTTAAGAGTGGAACCTAATATTAAAGCGGCTGGTTCTAATGATCCAACATTCACAAAATGGTTTGATAATGGCGCTGGATCTCGTGGTGTCTTCTTATGGAACTTTACTGATGTAATTACTGCTAGTGAGAAGGAAGTATTCTTTTCTGTCCAACTACCACATTCATGGAAAGGTACTGTTATATACCCACATGTGCATTGGATACCTAGTGTTGCTGGAGTATCTCAACGCCCAGTATTTGGTATGGAATATAATTGGGCAGATATTGGAAGTGCCTTGGGGAATACATCTATAATCTATACGAATAGTCTTGTTCCTAATGACACAAACTTAACACAGTATAAACATTATGTATCAGCATTTCCGGGGATAACTCCGACAACATCTCAAGATGAAATTAGTTCTATCCTCATGTGTCGCTTATTTAGATACTCTGGAGATGCTAGTGACACATATACAGGTACATGTGGGTTATTATATACAGACTTTCACTATGAGATGGATAGTCTTGGTTCACATACAGATTTTACAAAGTAATAGACATTATACCTATTTTGTGGTATAATACAATAAAGGAGAAAGACTATGGCATGGTGGGACTATGAAGATGGTGGTGATCAGTCGATTTCATTACCGACAGATAATGGTGATGTAGGGAATGTAAATCAAGGCGACTGGATGTATCAAGATACTCCGGGAGATTATACTGGTTATACCCCCGGATATACTAATCCTAATTTAGATACTGGTACTAATAATACACAGCCTGATTATGGAGATCAGAATTACTATGGTGGTATTAATACGGGTGGAGTACAGACTGATACTGGACCCTCATGGAATGCCCCAAATGCAGGTGGAATTCAGAATGCGTTGGCTAGTATCTTTAATGGTGGTGCTTCTAATCCATTAGTAGGTAAAGGGCTGGCGGCTGTACTAGAGGGATATCAGAATAAGAAGAAGGCATCAGCGATGCAAGCAAATGCATCTCAGATTGATCCGTGGGGTAGTCAGCGTGGGTTCTATCAGCAACAGGCACAGAATGCTGTTACTAATCCTTACTCAAGTCCTATAGTATCTGCACAAATTACTCAATTACAAAATGCACAGAATATTAAGGACGCTGCTGCTGGTAGACGTAGCAATCAGTTAACCTCCAGCCCGGCTGTTATGGCAGAGATGGCTAAGATTGCACAGCAATATCAACAACAGATGGCTATGCAAGGTGGTGCTAATATTAATCCATCTGGATTATCTAGTACATTAAACAGCGGCTCTCAAGCAGATGTTAATGGTTATATATCTCCGTTGCTTGCAGCACTTGGATGGAATAATCAATCCAATCAAAATCAACAGGTACGTCAATAATGCAAACAATTGATACTGGGTATAAACCAGAATTCGGTTTAGGGGCATACTTCGCAGGACAGAATGCAGCTAATGCGGAAGATCTTAATCAGGAGGAGTTGATTAAAGCATTCATTGCTAATCAACAATCTAGACAGAACCTAGATCAATCTAGTCAGATGAACCCATTGTTAGTTGCAGAACAACGTAACAAGAATACTATTGGTGATTATGACGCAGCATTAGCAACTGAAAAGAATCTTAGTCCTACATACAAGAAGATGCTTCTTAGTGGTACTGAAGGTCAGATGCAATCTCAAATTAATGCCGCTGAGAAAGGGAGTGCTTTGCTTCCTTTTCAAGTGGCTGCTGAGAAGAGTGGTGCTGAGACTGAGAAGAATAAACAAGGTGTTCTATGGACTATGCAGAATATTGACAGTCAATTAGCTCAGGGTGGTGGTACAGATGCCTCTGGTAATGTTGTTCCTTTCACTCCTATGCAGAAAATGTTTATGGAGAATAAGCGTGCAGAACTTACCAAGCAACTAGAGACTACACCTGAGTGGAGTGGTAAGCGAGATCTACAAGCAGAAGAATTAGCATCTAGAGAACGAATTGCTGCAATGAACGCTGCGGCTGCTAACGAACGTGCTACTATAGCTGGGAATAAATCTCCTAAGTTGCCTACTACAGCAGAAGCGGCAATGACTCAACAGATTATTGGTAATGAGTATATGGATGATAATGAAAAACATAAACTCCTACAAGAGATCTTCAATGCCAAGCAGATCAACAAGAATGCTACGGGTGAGGATATAGCTCTAATACAAGATCCTACTACAGGTAAGATTAAGCTCGCCCCTAGGGCTGTTAATGCCCCTGTTGCACAATCTATACCTGTGGCTTCTAAGACACCAAGTGCTGTACCACAAACACAAGAAGCTTGGAATGCAGCATGGTCTGCTTTAGGTAAAGGTCAATCAATGACTGGTCTAGATGGAAAACAATATACTAAAAAGTAAGGATATTATATGGCATGGACTCCCCCCTCAGATGCAGTAGAATTTACGCCTCCACAAGATGCAGTGGAATTTACTCCGCCGTCTGACGGGGAAGCATCTAATACATTTTTACAAGATGTTGGTACATCATTAAAGAATGCTTTCACATCTCCTATGGATATGAATGACTCTGCCTTTATGCGTGGAGTTAAGAATCCTATCCAAACTATTATGGGTGGTGTTGAGACAGGCGCTAATCTAGCATCTGGTGCAGTTGCCCCTGCATTAGGGTTGGCAATACCTCTTGCACAGGGCACAATCAACGCTATTACAGGTGATAACACTAACCCTATACCTGACTATACACAAGGTATGGAAATGGCAACCTACGCCCCTAGAACAGAGTTTGGTAAGCAAATACAATCTACTATAACCACTCCTGTTATGGAGCAGATGATCCCATTAGTTCCTATTATGGGTGGACTTGCCTTACCCCATACTCCTAAAGAGTTTAAAAGTATTCCGAGAGAGTTTGGTAAAGCAAGAGAAACATTCCGTCCTCCTAGTGATGCCGTGCCATTCAATGAGCAAGTAATGGCGGAACGCACATTGACTAAAATGGATGACAAGATTGCTAGAGTATCTGAAGATTTATCTAATCTTTATTCTACATATGAGAGATTACAAGTTCCTATTGAAGGGGCCGATCATCCTATAGTATTAGCAGAGAGAGAGTTAGCACATCTCAAACTCCAACGTGAGGAATTAAATAATAAACTCACTGGTGATGTTACAGATCAAGTTAGAACAGAAGCACAGATTAAAGAAGGTAGGGCAATCAAAGCCGCAGAACAGTCTATTGAAGACGCTCCTGCTAACGCTGCCAAGCCTTTAGTAGATGACTCGTGGCAGGTAGCTAAGGATAAGATAGATGAGGCTGCTGGTAAGTCTCCTAGTGAGCTTGCTGACCTTATATTAGATACACAAGATAAGCTTGATAGCACTCCTATAGAGAAATCCTCCCTACGAGAGGCTCTCAAACATGAGATAGAAACATACGAAGCTCTTGCTAAGGGGGATAGTGTCGTTGCTGAAGCAACTCCTAGAGAGCCAATCAAGAATAAAATAAATCCTACATCAGATGAAGTAACTCAACTACTATTAGATCATAATAATGTTGGAGATGTATTAACTACATTAAAGAGTGAAGGGATTGGTACTCCGGGTCAGAAGATATTGATCGACATCTTACAAAAGATTCCTCGCGTATTAACCTCCACTTTTGAAGTGAGTAAGTCAGAGTTGTTTGATAAGAATGGCAATCCTGCACGTGGTATGTATGATTCTGCAAAGCATTCTATGGAAATACATCCCGGTGCTAATGTTAAGACTATCCTACATGAGGCTGTGCATACTGCTACGGCTGCTCTCATGGATCATGGTACATCAGTCTATGTTCAACGTCTTACATCTTTATATGATAAGTATAAGGCATCTAATGGGGATGGGTCATATGGATTTACTAATGCTAAGGAGTTCATATCTGAGGCATTGACTAACCCTAAGTTCCAGAAGTTGTTATCTAATATTAAGAGTGAGAATGTATTGGGTAAGAAGGTAGATAATCTTTGGCAAGCTATTAAGCGTACAGTCAAGGATGCATTAGGTATTCCAGAAGAGGCACGCACTGCATTAGATGATGTGATGGATGCTGGTCGTGATGTTATGAATGAGACTGCTAGTAAATCAGAAGGATTCTTTCAAAAGCTCTCTGAAGTATCTAAAGAATCTCCTATCTCATATGAGGCTGTTGAACCTACCCCTAAGACTGTTCGTGGTATAGTTGGTCGTAATTTCTTTGGTATGCCTGCAATGGAAGGTTTCTATAGGGATCATCCAGTTGTACAGAAGGCTTACAAGCAGATTATGGAAGCCAAAGATATAACAGATAAGATTGTTAATCAACTTTGGCATGGTACGTCAGATGTAGTTAGGAATGAAAAGCGTGGATTTTTTGCATCTCTATCTAAGATTGAAGCAAGAGACAGTGCTATTGTTGCTGTGAAGGAAACTTCTAATGCATCTATGGCTAAGATACATGATTTGTTTAGAGATGGGATGGAGCAAGAGTTAGACTATCAATCTAATCGGGAGAAGAATGGACAACACTTAACTCCATCTGAGATTAAAACATACAACACTCTCAGTAAGTTGTTTGGTGATATGTATCAATCTGCTGTCGGTGTTCAGAAGTCATTAGGTAAAAAACATATTCTTCCATTCAAGACGGGTTGGTATCCTGCTAATCGTAGAGGTAACTACTCTGTTGCTATATCATACGGAGATTTCATTTCACATTATGAAACATTCCCAACTAGACGGGCAGCAGAAGTATTCAAAGAGAAGATTGGTAAAGAAAGTCAGATGAAGTTCTTAGAAGTATCTGAGATATTAGATAATACTAAGGAACAAGAGAAGACTCCAAACAAAGAGATGGCGGATATCATTGCTAGTAAGCTTGCGAAGTCCTATCCAAAAGCGGCAAATGAATTAGTTGGGCAGATTGAAAAACTTCTAGAGACTATGCAACTCAAGGGAGGTAAACTAGGAAAACACCATGAACATCGCAGTGGAGTATCTGGTTATAAAGGCAATGAATTATTTAGATCTACTGAAGAAAGAGGCAAGTCTTTTAAAGACGGTATCCAAAGAGAAGTAAATAACTTTGCTACTAACATGAAAGCTTTACAGATCAAGACCAAGTTACAAGGTTTGGTGGAGGACAACAACTTCTATAAATCAGACCCAGTTGGTCATGCTGCTGTTGAGCAGTTGTACGAGAGTGCCCTTGGTCGTAACAGTGATTTGTTTGCGGGTAAGATTAATGACTGGGCTACGCATGTAGTTGATATTGTTGATAAAATTGCTGATGCATCTATGCGTAAGGTGTTAGGTAGGGGATTTGAAGGTAAGGAAAAGAGTGTAACAACTCACATCACTGACACATCTATGCGAGCTTTCTACGCTACTAAGATGATGGCTAAACCTGTGTTTGCTTTGGCTCAGTTACTTACCACTGCAATGATTATCCCGGAGATGGCACAGAACAATCATGGTATCCGTGCATTCTATTCTTTTGGTAAGGGTGTATCTAAACTCTTAACTAGAGATAAAGAATTAATGGATGTGTTGTTTAAAGAGTCACAAGAGTTTGGTACAATTGAACAACAGTTCCGTGAGAGTTTGAATCTAGATAAGCATACTGGGATACATACTAATGTAGAGAAGGTTATTAATGGTCTTGAGGATTATGTCTTATTAGGGAAACTTGGTAAGGTTACTGACTCTATGTCCAGAGCAATCTCTTTTGTTACTGCTTATACTCATTTTAAAGATTTAGGATTGAGTCGAGAGGCTGCTAGATATGAAGCACGTAGATTAACTGAACATGCTATGAATATTTATGGGAGAGATGTATCTGCTCCTATATATGAGAAGCTTGGTGTGATGGGTGAGGGTATGAAACCCTTGACATCATTTAGTCAGAATCAGTTAGGTAATCTTGCTAAGTATTGGATGCAGGCTAAGAAGGGTAACTATGGTCCATTGATGGCTGTTGGCTTGATTGCTACTGCTACTGGTGGTATCCTAGGATTGCCCTTCATTCAAGAGTATGAACGGGCTAGACAGATCTTAGAGAAGTTTATGAATGTTCAGATGCCATCCATCTTAGAGATTATGTATGGAGATGAGAGTTTCTTTGATCGTCTTGAGTTAAATCCAGAAGATGTGAAACAACTTAAGGATATGGCTACATATGGTCCGTTACCTGCATTGACTGGTATAGATTTAACATCTACTAGCAGATCTAATGAAACTGTGTTCTCTGTTATGGCTGCTATTATGTTAGGGCAAGAGGATGCATCTAAGTTACTTCCTATAATGGGAGCTACTGTACAAAGCGTAGGAGCTATCCCTGCTCTAGGTAAGGCTATTGCTGGGAAGGGTACTGAAGGAGAAGATAAGAAGGCTATAGATAGTCTTATTGTTGGACCACTTAACTTTGGTGCTAAGAAGGTATTGGGTGCTGGTACTACCAGATTGTTTGGTGAGAATACTGGGATGCTCTCTACAGGGAAAGCAGGTAATGCAGATATACCTGAGACCAATACATCTAAACTTGCTGCTGTTCTTGGATCTAAAACTGTTGAACAGAAGCGTATAGATCAACAAGCTTTTGAACAACAGATGAGAGATAAGGTATTACAATCTAAGATACAACGTACATCAACTATGTTCGTTGAGACAGGCAAGCCAGAGTATCTAGAGAAGATGGTAGATTTGGGAATGAATAATGAACAGATTAAGAATGCCATTGGAACTGGTGCTTATAACAAACTTGTTGAACAACAAATTAGATATTTTAGATCTAGTAAGGGTAAAGTAGAAAACAAGAAAGTTCTTAATGAACTTAAGACTGGAGCAATGCAATGACAGGGTTTGATTTAATTAAGAAGTGGGAGGGGTTACGCTTAGAGGCGTACCTCTGCCCTGCTGGTGTTCCTACGATTGGATATGGACATACTAGAGATGTCCAATTAGGAGATGTTATTACTGAAGATGTTGCTAATAGTTATCTATTAGAAGATATCTTAGTAGTGCATGAAGCTATTGATAGGTTGGTGAAAGTTCCACTAACAGCAGGACAACACGACGCACTAACTAGCTTTGTGTTTAATCTAGGAGCAGGAAACCTTGCGTCAAGTACACTCCTTAAACTGCTCAACCAAGGTAAGTATCTAGAAGCATCTGCTCAATTTCCACGCTGGAATAAATCTAATGGACGAGTCTTAGTGGGATTATCGAACAGACGTGCAGAAGAGATGAAGTTATTTAACTCGTAACAAACAAATGCCCCAGTCCTTACGGATATGGGGCATTATTTTTTGTTTAGGTATGTTTAGGTACTATACCTGTATAGATGCGTACAATCCCTAGATCTAATACTAGGATACGCTCATTCCATAGATATTCTACACCAAACATCAATCCACTAATTGCTACGATCTTTACAAACATATATCTCCTGACGTCTCACGACGTTAAACTCCAAATGAATTCTCAATAGATTTACATGATTTTATATCACGTGCTAATACTATAGCTCCTTCATTATCGTATCTCTTATTATCGAGGATTTGAAACTCTAATCCAAGATCAATTTCGGCTGTTTTAATTGTAGTATAATCTTTAAACCACATTAGAAAATGAAATGCTTTATCTGCTGAAACATTCCATTTCCACATTTGTTTTTTATTTTGAAGTTTAGGTTTATTTTCATATACACTCCCTCCAAAAACAGATGCTAGATGATCTAAGATTCTTTTTCCTATAGGTCCAGATTGTGCTAAAGATACTACTAATACAAAATATCTAATAGTGTGATTTCGATTCCACGATCTGGGATATATACCAATAGATCCCTCACCATCAAAGAATCCTGCTATATATTCAGGAGTTAATTTATATTCCACAGACACCACTCTTACATGCAAAATCATTCTCTGTATATACAACCCCCTTGTGTTTAAGAGCTTCGTAATATGATACAGATGTTAAGGGTTGTCCTCCACGACTAGAATCTGGGTAGCAAGTTAGACCACGAAGTCTTGGTGCATACTGAGAAATAATACTTGAGAAATGAGGAACAAGATCTTCATTATTATACTTACTTCCCCATTCAGGAAGATTTAATGTAGAACTAATACTCATATCTACATAGTCTTGCACTGCTGCTTGAAATTTAATTCTCTTTTCTATATCTTTACTTAGATCGGATGCAGTCTCTATAGAATTTGGATCTAGTCCATACTCCTTAATCAGAAGATCTGCTGTACTATCGACAACATATTCATACTTCCACTTGGTCCCGTCTGTGAGGTAACGACGCTTATAGGCCACAGCAAACAGCGGCTCAATACCAGTAGTAGTCCCTGCCAAAATCCCGATAGTACCTGTAGGAGCAATGGCACGGTAAGCAACAGGCCGACTGATATATAGATGGTCGCAATGTTCGTTAGCAGCTTTTTCAGATATATCGCGATAGACTTTAAGCCATTCATGTAATTCATCATCTACTTCATACCCTTTCTTTCGTTTGAGGAGCCACTCGTGGATGCCCATGAGACCGAGACCCAACCTTCGGTTCTTTTGCCTGACTTCATACACCTTTTCATAGGGTAACTCGGCTCGGAGAGTTCCACATACCAAGAACTTAGAGGCAAGTTGTACAACATCCTTGAATTCTTCCAGACTTGATATATTGCCGAGGTTGACGCTCCCAAGATTACATACGTCGCTATCATCTTCAGATGTAACTTCTGTACATGCGTTACGCAGGGTTTCATTCTCTTTTTCATTGAAGTTAAAGCTAAAGCCCGGCTCTCCGGTTTGCATAGCTTGTCGACAATTCTCTTGAAACGTTGCGAGGTTTGCTCTATCTGCATTATATAGCCACTTATTATCATAGTTAACACTGATGTTAGTCATATCCAACATAGCAGGGAAGTTAAAGTCTTTAGCCTTAGCTGCCTTGATATCTTCTGACCAATTCTTTACCTTAAGAAACGTTGATATGTCTCCATGTAACCAGTTAAGCGAGGCGTATATTGCAGAGCGCCTGCTTCCTCCCTGCATAACACTCCGTCCGATTTCATTAACTGCCGACATGAGTGGGATAGGGCCACTGCTAACTCCCCCTGTCCGGGATAGAGGTCGACCTTGTTCTCGTAAGCGCGAATAATCGTTTCCAATGCCGCCTCCTGTAGTTAAACAGTTAGTTGCTTTCCATGCTGTCTCTGCCCAATCTTCTCTAGTATCTTCCTCAGATCTTAATAGGTAACAGTTATTGAAAAACTTAGCGGGACGCCCGGCGTAATACAAATACCTGCCCCCCGGAATAAATAACATTCGTTTAATATATTCCGTAAGTTGTCCTCGATCATCTGCGGACATAAGGGGCTGTACTGTACCCCATCTGCTTCCACAGACATCTTCAACAATCCGTTCGGCAAGTGCGTCCCATGTATCGTTTGCACCGTTTGCATATTTTTGCCTGTAAATATTAGCTGCGAACTCAGTCTTAAATCGTTTTACTTGCATAATCCTTAATTTCTTTTTGTTGTTCTTCTTGTATTTGCTTACGCAATCGATACGCTTTCTTACCTTTCATATCCTCTACATCTCGTTGCTTATAGTTCTTCTTCGGTAAGCTTTTCGTAAACATCCTCTACCCTATCGTCGAATCTGTCCACCAGATCAGGTGAGGTTATATCAAGTAAGTCAATAAGACTTACCTGATCCTCATCTTGTAATTCTACTTTATATTCTTGTAGTGTTTTCATTTCTTAAAATTTGTTACGATACGCTGACCGAAGATAAATCCGAATGCTACGTTAGCTGCTTCAAATCCCATTGACTTAACTTCAAGACTAATATCTGGAACAAACAACGTACTAGTGCCTGCGGCAATGACCACAGCAGCCATTACGTAGCGCGCTGCGCCACGCAAATCAATGACCCATTGGCTAGGGATTCCCCCCGGATTATCAAGAGCAGCAATCGCCTGCAAACGCTTAATATCATTTTCATCTAGAGAGATTTGTTCAGCAACAGTGGTTGCCTTAACACCCCCCATCTTAGTGACAATGACCTGCTTAATCCCCTCAACACCTACGGGAAGTAGGGCTGAGAGGAGTGTAGTTAAAAGGATACTCATTTATTTTTCTCGATTAATGTTTTAAGATATACAGTAAGATCTAATGCCTCTTCATAAGCATGTTGAAGCATATTATCTGGACAATCTGTTTGGAGATAACGATTATATTTCTTAGCTCCCATCTCATTACGAGCCATCATATCACCAACTACTTTCGGCCAGACTTGTTTATTCTCATTAAAGACAGGAGTAGTATTCATACCTTGCTTCATAGCACGCCTTTCATAAGCAGCATCTAGAGTCTTTGGGATAGTCATTATACTCGTACCCGTCGTTTAGCTCGCGCAAGAAGGTAGTCGAGGGTGATTGAATGGCATTGGAATGATCCATCTTTGACTTCGTACAACATGTGGATTCCACGGAAGTAGTGGTTTCCTTGTGGGCCAAGATAGTCTTCGTCATGCATGTAACAGCACCCAGCGAACAATCCAGTGAGCATCTTTCCATCTGCTCTATACTCATTATAAATCTCCATTTTCTGGTTATGGCCCTGAACGCAACTCATATGTTTCTTAGTAACCAATGCGCGTGCTGATGTTACTGGACGATTCATTACACCACTAGCAAAGTAATGAGAATAAGCAACCCCATCGATAAGCACAACATCAAGATATGGATAAACCTCCCAACCATATTTAGCATAACATAAATCCTCTATCCCGATAGTACCATCCAGTTTTGCATCTTCATTAACTGCCCGAGTGATTCGATCTTCATGATTACCTAATGTTAAGACCATGCGTGGAGTATAAAGCTTCTTCTTATTCTCTTTAGCACGTTTGTTATATTCAATAATAGGATATAAGAGAATAGCCATAGCATCTTTAGCGGCTTCAATATCATTACGATATCTACGTCCCTCGAAGTTACGCTTACCAAAATCATACACACTTAATGATGGTATATCTGCAAAATCACCTAAGCAAATCAACACATCTGGTTTCTTTTCTACAATGTAATTACCTACTGCTGTAAGGAAAAAGAAATCTTGATTGGGTTTAGCTTGTACATCTGGTAAAACACAGTGGGTACTCATTAAATATATTCCCAACTATGTACGTGATCGCCTTCCATGTGGACATTCCATTCTGCTGCGGCTTTCGTGCCACAACAATATACTTCGTAATGACCATCTGTAAATCTAATTCTCACCTTGACGCCCTTTCCAACTTTGTTTTCGCTCGATGGCAAGTCAGGCATAATACTTGCAAGTTCTCTATTGGACAATATAACCTCTGTATAAAAGTGTTCCAATCTATAAATCCATCACCTACAGATACTACTGGAGAGATATGATCCACCTCTACTTCTTTTGAGGGGAATTCTTGCTGACAAGCTACACACGTATAGTGTTTAGCAAGTCGTCCTGATTTAGGATTAATCTTCTGTCCAATACATGCTGCTTGTAGGCATTCAAATTTAGGTGGCCATCGTCTAGCCCCTGTTCGTAACACACTAACTATAAAGCTTTTTATACGCCCCTCAGTCCAAGCCTTAGGCGTACTCATCTTGTTTGTATTCCTTTATATTAATAAGATCTAAAGCTACATCTTGATCTCCATACTTTCCGTCAATTCCCCAACTACAGGGATACCACACATCTTCTGAGGATTCGTAATAGGCTCCGTTGATGTATCTTCCATCGAAAATTTCGTAGAACTTAACAATACTTCCACAGCGTGTCGTAATTGGTCGTTTAAAATCAATTGCTTTTGTGCGCGATGCGCCCATGTGACCCCTTCTTCTTGTAATATCCAGAGACATGTTGCATTCTGGACAAACCTCTTTGCATCTTTATCGTACAGGTCATATACAACTTGTACCATATCATTCTCATCTTCTAGATGATCAATAAGTTTAGCTGACTTTACAGGGCCAAGGCCAATAACACCAAAAATGTTATCTGACTTATCTCCAATGAGCATCTGCTTATACATAAACCGGATTCCATCTAAGGGGGTTGTATAAGTGCGTTCATCTTTAACCCAGTTGTAATGCCAACCCGGAATCATTAGAAGGTCTTTATCTATACTAGCACATACAGAGTCGGCTGTTTGATTCATCCCTAGCCTATCATCTGCCTCACAGCCATGTGATGCAATAGCATTCCACTCTTGTATCAGGAAGTGCTTGCAATCAGCACGAAATCTTGGGTCAATTGTCTCAGTACGATTTCCTTTATACTCAGGATATACGCGATAACGAAAGTTGCTATGTCCAGATACAAAGCACTGATAGGTGTCTGCCTGTGTAGTATGTAAGATTTCACGCATCAATGTATCAACACGTGCAATGGCTATTTCACGATCTCTGGTATTATCTTCCTCTGTGAATACTACTGGCCCTAACTTCTTAGAGGGCTCCACAGAGGCCGCACAACGATAAGCTACGATATCACCATCAATATTAGTTTGCATTAGCATTTATCCGTGCGAAATCTTCTATCATTTGAATCATCTCAGGAGTTTCACGGGATTGTGATTTAATACCTGTATATTTATTGAACAATGCTATACGATCCTTTTTATCTAATAGATTTAATCTCTTAGCCTCTTCTGTTGCTTTGAGGAAGGCATTGAAATGATTAATATCATATGTGATGAGGGCATTGTATGGCCCTTTACGGAAGGAGGCCCAGAGATCTGGTGGGTATGTATCATTACTACCATACTTCCAACCCTGTGCTACTAACTCCGTGTATGTCTTCTCCATATCAGATACTAAATACATTGTATCTATATCTGTATTAGTTACAGGGGGATTACAGATGTAGTTACTACCAGTAGGAAATGATGTGATGTACAGGTGCGATGGAATCATGATACAATCTTTCTATCTCATTAGCTGCCTCATCAAGAAGGTCTGCCAATCTATCTGGCTTTCCCTCTTGAACGCTACGTCTAGTAGCGATTTGTCTTCGTATAGATGCCCTAGTTCTAAGACGATCTATTAACTCACATGGGGACGTCATCTTGCATGTCAGCGAAGTTCATGTCAGGGAGTTCCTCTTGGAAGACCCAAGCATTGTAACGTCCTGCCAACTCCATAACAGCTTGTGGATCAAGTTCTTTCTTATCCGTCTTCAAGGTGCCTACAGCGGCGCTTAATGAACTCTGACGGACAATGAGTACCTGACGCTTAGCACGCTCCTCTGGAGTCTCATAAGTGCTCTTGGGTGATACAAAGCCCTTAGATGGTGCGGAGGATTCTGTAGTATTGGATGCTCCTGACAATGCCTCTACTTTAACCCATTGCCAGAACTCACCTTCCTTCTCAGATGTAATGGTGAATTGATTGCCGTTAGTTGCTTTAGACAAGACTGCATAAGCATCCTTGTTAGCGAAGGACATAATCTTTTTACCTTCAATCTTACCATCAGCAAGTTTCTTATATGCAACATCTAGTTGTACATAAGATCCATTCTTTGTTGGTTTAGTTGTTGCTTGTACATTGATAATCTCAATTTGAAATTGCATTTTATTCCTTATTGTTATTTACATAGCGAGTCCTTCTTAAGACTCGCCAATACTTTATAGAAATCCCTTAAAGGATTTCTTATACATTACACATCGAAAAGTCTTCAAACTTTTCTCTGTGTATAACACTATTATACAGTCTTTAATATTACTTGTCAATAGACTGTTACAATCTGTTACAATATAACTTCTACTAGATCTTTTTGATTTGGTCCGGCCCCACATTCAACTAATAGGGGCAAATTGAAATCTACTTTATATGATTTCGATATTGCTTTAGGCAGATCTCGGAACACTTGATGAAACATCTCTGTTGCTGGTCTTACACTTTTCTCAGGTAAATCTAGTGCAATGGAATCATGCACTGTGGTGATCAGCTTACCTTCAAGCCCAGAATCCATCCACCTTCCGGCGAATAAGATACGAGCAATCACCATAATATCTGCACCACAACCTTGATTAACATGGTTAGTAATATCAGGGATATTCCACTCAGGACCACGAGAAGTTTGTCTCTGTGTGTGCTCGTGTACCCTTCCAAACGGGCTGATAGTTTGCCCAGTAGTGGTTGCTTCTTGGATAAGTTCAATGTGCTTTTGATTAAGTCCATAATATTTTTCGAAGAAGTTATCTATAATACGTTGCCAGAACTTCTGTGATTGACTTACTTTAGAAAAGTCAGGATCTCTTGCGTAAGCGAATGCTGGCCCACGATAAATACACATTTATACCTTATGTTTCCATAAGGATTAGACTATATCATCATCCTTGGTTTGGATGGCAGGCGCTTCGCTATTGGTAGTAGCTACTCCCTCTCGGGATAGTCGTTGCACCTTCATAAAATTATCGTAAGAGCCATGATTAATTTGATGACAGCGTTTGCATAGAAGCTCGAAGTTACTTAGATCATTATTAGTTCTATCCTGATCCTTATGATGGGAACACCACATTCCCCTTGAAACATCTACTAAACTCTTACCACATCTGTTACATGGTGTACCAGATTCTTTTAGTTGTCGTCCATGATTACGGAAGATACTTATACCAGTTGTATAACCAAAGTTATCTTTACCAGTCTTAGTTAATCCACCACTTCCAACACCAACTTGACAGCCATTCTTTTTATTGAATGTATTACGATACTGTCTGCTAATACCTTTGTCCTTATAATACTGGACTCTACATGGAAGAGTGCAAAAACAGCTACTACTACCATTAGGTATATAAGAATTACCACAATGTTTACAGATTTTCTCTTTAAATGTTCTCATTACATCTCCTTAAAAGTATATTATACCATATTAATTTATGTATGTCAACATCTAAATAGAAGTATTTTATGCTTGGCTCAGGATTGTCCTCGTCTTTACGTTAGGAGTTTCCCTGAGTTCACCTGCTGTTCGAGATGTATTCCTACATCAAGCCGCTGAATTATTTAACGGAAGAGGAAGATCTTTGCGATGAGTCTGGAGATAAGTTTAAGATCTTTCTGATTCTTTGTATGAATGTCATTGAGTTTTGGGTTGTCAACGAAGTCCAACCATTCTTGTATTCCATTTTTATCCTGACTAATGAAGAGATAAGAGATCCAAACGGTAGCTCCAGCGACTTTACATCGGCATTTAATATAGTCACTGGTCGCTTACCTCACTTCCGATCTCAGGTTGATCGGGTACTTGGGGCCAAGTTAATCGAAGTTGAATTTCTGCGATAGATCTTTGGCACATTCCATATAATTTAGCATATGCACGTTGGGACATTTCTTTCTTTCGTATATGTCGTACTATTTCTGGAGTTGCTTTTGCATTATGATGTTCCACTCCATTACGATGTGGGCATCTACCTTTCTTATACATATCAGTCATGTTATCTTGATGTGTCCCTAAGAATAAATGATTAGGATTTACACATGATGGGTTATCACATTTGTGGAGAACATGTAGTGCGGGATCAAATAGGCCATTATAATATTGATATGAATATCTATGAGCCATCATTTGTTTATGATAACCATATCCTTGTCTATGTTTAGGACCAACCCATTCCCAGCATTCTTCTTTAGTTACATGTTTAAAGTTGTCTTCCCATTTAATCATTAGTAGCCATTTCCATATCTAGTATCTTCAAACCACTCTTTACTTAACTCAGTACCTAGAGATACAAAATCTTTTACATCCACCGGGCATGTTTTGCTGGTTTGGCTTTGTTGCTGATAGCCTTGAAGTTGTGACAACACACTGGTTAAACTGTCCATGCACAATTGAATCTGCCCAATTGTGTTGTCCAATGAGGTCGGGGATACCGTTGTAATATGTTCCGCGAAGTTTCTCGATTCCCCTCCGATTGAGAAGGTTCTCGATAATCTTTCCAACCTTACCCGAGCCTTTAAGATTTCTGAGTACATCTTCCGAGGTTCCATAATACCCTTCCTTTGCTAATGCACTACCCTTTAATGGTTCAACGAGTCGTGGGAGTTGATAGACTTGATCCACCAGTTTAGTTTTGACCTGGCCTGCACGAGCGCCAGTCTTAAATGTCCCAATAGGGATAGGGACTTGGGTAACAATAGATCCACCATATAGCATACAGCTAACGTGATCAGGAGAACCAAGATTGATGGGAACATTAGGAAACTCATCAAGAATAGCCCGATCCAATGCAGCACAGTCCGTTTCCAACCTATATGCTTCAGCTCTGGCTGCATTGCAGTCGAATAAGAATCCATTATATTCCATCTCCTCTAAAACAAGTAGATCATAACATTGCATCCTAAAGAGTTTATACTTATCCCGATGCTCAGGTTTCTTAAACTCATACATCTGTGCCATATATAGTAAATAGGTGCAAGAAATATCTTGTTGAAGATATTCATCTAACACCTCATAAGGGATTGCATCTGTATCTATTCCCTTATCCCAGTATTCTGACTTCACTACGTCGAGCTTGCGGGGTAGCCCACGGCGCTCACATGCCTCATCTAGGCTAGGATACTTCCACTTTTGATTGCTAAGGATGAACTCAGCTAACTGGCAATCCCATATAGGCAATCTAATACTGTAAGTACAACCGATACGCCTAAGCCAATGCAAATCAAACTTAGCGTTAAATAGGATAACCATTTGCGCTCGTGATAATTGCTGTTGAACTGCGTCTGAATCAAGAAAGCGGTTGCACTGCACATCAGTGCCCCAAGCGCCAAGTACGAAGCGGTTAGTTGTGTCAAATGGATCACCTTTGTTAGATGTGGTTGTTTCTACGTCAAGTGAGAATATCTTCATCTATTGGATAGCATACAGGAAGTTCATACACAAGGTCACGCAACTCCCATTCAAGTTGTTCCTTCACATCTTCAATAGATTTAGCATCAATAAAGATGTCGACAGGCACACGATATCGTTTCATTGGTGGGGGTTTAGATTTATTAAAGATCTTAGTAAAGTTCTCTACATATGCTGCTGTAGCTGGCTTAGTTTTAATTTCCATTAGTCCATCCTGTTAGGCCATCCGTCTGGTAGCTTTTGAATAGCTAGATTACGGAAGCGTTTCACATAAAAGAATTGATCTCTCTTAAGCATCTCATCACAGATCATATCTACTATATCTTTCTTATCCTCTAGCGAGCTACGACAATTCCTTATCGCCTTCGCTATTAGATCTGCTTCTATTTGTTTCATACTTAGGCATTCTCCAATAATACTCACAAGGAATTGTAGGGGTATCCTCATGAAACTTACCATAGCTTTGACGCCACGGATTTTCTGTTGCATTATATCTATAACATGTGGCACGTTTCCTACATCCACTGTTAAGACACATTGATATATCAGCCATCACGTATAGTCCTCATAGCGTGCAACCTCAGGTTGTATGATCACATCAGCCTTACCATGTCGCATCTTAGGATCAGAGTCCTCATCACCGGTCAATTTATTCTTGCTTGCGTGCAAGTGTCTTATGAATTCAAAACCGTCTTGATGGGTAGCACCGATACCTAAGATCCAATCTGCTTCAGCTTGTTTGGCTGTCTTAGCGTTAGCCACATTCTCCATTGTTAGCCATTTCTTTCCTTCTCCTGTTCCATCCGCCTGACACACTGCCATAACAGGACAATATACTTTAGCAAGTTCTCGTGCCCATTGATATAATGTTCCAAGGCGCAAGTCCTCTCGGTCTCCAATGAATCCTTTAATCTTATCGAGCTGGTCAAAGATGATACAAGAAGGATTATATCTCTTACATATGGCTTCAACTTGCTGCTTGGATATATTAGCTGAGTCAATAACCTTAATTTTGTCTCGTGTAAGATTTCGATATAGGGTGTTTGCAGTGGCAACATCTTTGAAAAGATCCTGTAATGTGACGCCTAAAGCAGCTTGAAAAATACGGAGTTGCACTTTCTTTCCATCTTCTTCATTGTTAAACCAAATAATGGGTCCACTATCCTCTTGGAGTTGCTCTGCAAAATGTGTAACTTCTGACGCAAGAAAAGTAGTTTTTCCAGTTTCGGGCCTTGCGAAAATGAATCCGAAATCACCTTTTCGTAATGATCCAAAAATTCTGTTAAGAGTTCTAAGTCTCCATCTAAGTCCGTGTTTTTTGACTTGGTTTTCATATAACTCTATTAGATCTGTAGATACAAAGTCTTCTTCATCTGTAATGTTAGTTGGTACAGCAGCGTCAACAAGTTTATCTGCTAAGTCCGAGAAGGGTTTCTTGCCCTCTGTTACCTCGATAGCTGTAAGAGCAATAGCATGTGCTAGGGAACGTTCTTTGTATTGAACCAAGAGCGATTCTGCAAGATCTGGCTGTATGTTAGTCTTTTGGATGATACCAAGAAGTGCCTCAATAACATCCTTATCATAGGTAATATTACTTAGAACATAATATGTAAATTCCTCATAAGATAAATCTCGTTGATAAGTTTCCATTGCTTTATCAAGAAGGGAGTAAAGAGTTTGGAGTTCTTTGTCTTCCTTCACCATAATAAAGTTTCTATATTTATTGTAATACTCTTGCAGTATTAGGATGTTAAGGAGGGCTGCTTCTGGTTTAATCATTTATTCTTTTTTAACTACCTTGAGTTGTTGTGTATCTCTTGCAAAGATCCTTGCTGCACGAGATGCATGCTCTTCACTTGGATAATCCATCCAGTGTTCCCAAGGACACCATTCGATATGACTTTTTGCATAACAACTATTATAACAACGTCGTTGTGGATCATCATTAATTAAAACTCCACGACGGATATGAACTTCATGTGTTGAGGATGGTTCTAAGTTCTGCATATGTATGATCCTTTGGTTTCTTATCTGATAGGATAACAGATACGTTGGGTATGACCGACCTTGCTTTTTCCGCTTGTTGTAATGCTTCTTTTCTTTTATCTGGATCTAGCCATATTGTTATATGATCCCAGAAGTGGGACATGCCGATGAATCTTTGCATTGAGATAACTGATCCGAAGATAGGGGAGCATTCAGTATATTTACTTACTTTGATTGCGCTAACAATCGACTCAACAAGGACCAAAAGTTTGGATGAAGTCCCTCTGGTGTAAATAAATGAGTCAAGCTTACCTTGGGAGAACCACTTCCGTTTCTTTTTCTCATCTGCATTAAAACATCTTGCTTGGTATCCAACAAGTTCTCCTTTAATAAAGTATGGAAAGATCAGGCGTTCTTTACTAGGACTCCATAGGATTAGGTTGGAGGTGATTGTTGCTTGGTCGAACTCATATCCTTGTATCCATTCTCTAGCAAAATCTGGGAGGCTTGTGTCTGCATCATACGGGAGATATAACGATGGTAATCCCTCCGAATTTTCCATCGTCGTAGTGGATTTATGCTGAAAAGAAACAATTTTATTTGTACTAAGATGGTAACCACAACTGAAACAAAAGCTATGCCCATCAGAATATACGCCAAGATTGTCCCGTCTATTATCTCTCCCTTGTTTAACACATTGTGGGCAAGCCTTGTGTTCTATTAAATATGAATTGTTTTGCACATATCTACTCTTCTATTTCTTCATCTGGAACAATACTTTCCTTGAATTTAAATAAGGTATAATCTCCAGCGTTTAAACATTGGGTACACAATTCAGCGTACTCCACCCTTTTATTATCGAGGGAGAGGATACGCTTAGTCAATTCACGATCAGTTAATTTATTATTACAAGCCTTGCATCTACTAGACATATTGCCCTAATGGGTTACGTGGATGTGGGGATTTCTCTACTGTAGTAGACAAGGTGTTCTGTGGTGCAAAATATTTATTCATAATGTGTTGATATGTAAGGGAGTTATCTACAAGAATTTTTGGTGGAGATGCCTTATAATATAAAATAGTGGTTAGGATGTGAAATAATCCACTTTGTCCATGCCAAATTAGGTTCTTATTCCCTGTTGCTTTGTAAGGGATCTCTGGTTTATATAAATAAGGTGTGATGTCCTTTAATACATCATCAATAACATCACGATACTTAGGTCGAAGACTCTCATAGTATCCATATTCATTAATACTATGTAAACTGTCTTTCGTAGGTGAGAAAGAGAGTTCTGTGTTTGATGTGCAGATACGAAGTAATGAATAATAAATACTAACTGCTGTAGCATTATTCAAGAAAACTTTGTCAAATTCTACAACAACCGTATAAGATGGGTTGAATTCTGGGACATCTACTTCATATACTATACATGGATTTACCCCTTGTGCCTTTTCCCATGGATTTAATACTTCTTGTACCATTTTAAGAAAGTGGTCTTTTCTTTCTTCCTCTGCAAATACAATATAGATGTAAGGTTGATCAATAATATCTTGTGTCCAGAGTTCTGGCTTATATCCATAAGAAGATTTCCAGAATGTATCTACCACATAATCCTTACATGTAACTGGGGCTTGTGTTATCCCAAATGTAGTGTCATTAATACGATGAGCTTTACCCCATTGAGTTTGATAAGAGGTATCAAGAAATTCAGTAGCTCGAATTCCATGTGGAGTTTGTTTGGTGATTTGGGTGAGTTTATACATTCTTAATTTCCTTAATATAATTTGTAAGAGTTGTACCTTCAAGTCCCGGCGCAGTATTGATCTCTAAGAGATAGAATTTATTATGGTGTTTGTTATAGATGAGATCAACTGCTCCAAAGTCTAAGCCCACTGCTGCAACAGCTTGGATCGCAAGGTTTGCACCTGCTTCGGGGAGAGTGAAATCTTCCCTGCAATATACCCAACCAGTGTGGATGTTACGTACGTAGGGATCTGTTTGCGCTTCTTCGGCATTGGTGGTACGTTTGCGTTTGATTTGGGCATCAATAACCTTTCCATTAAACACATGAACACGACACTCATATGTTTTCTTCTGATACTTGGTGTAAAGAGGGGCTGGTGGTAATACTTCCCCACCACCATCATTCTTGTCATGAATGAAGATGCCTTGACCACTATGTCCTGTTAAGGTTCGTCTTCCTACAATGATATTCCATGTAAGAGCTACTGTGGGATCTGTAGTCCATTCAACAGTAGAGAGGTTTGCTGCTGCAAATGCCTCGAATGCACGCAGTTTGTTCTGTGCTTGATCCCGGTTAGCATTAATGGTCGCATGTTCTTGGTATTGTAGTCGATCTATTCCACCATAATATAAGACCACATCTTCTCGGCGTGGAATGAAAGTCTCAGTGACTTTCTTACGGAAACATCGTACACCTTCTGCTACTAATCCTTCTTTAAGGAGTTTAGCAGATTTACTTCCCATTTTATATGGGATGATTATAACACGTTTGGTCACTTCTCACTCCTCGTAGAACAGGTTGGACATACTACGCTGATCACATCTTTATCCATCAATAATACATTGGAGTTTTTGATGTCAGCCCATTTAATATTATCTCCACATACATCACAGACAGATGGGAACCTATCATCAAACCACATAGGAGTGGTGATAGTATATCCATTTAATGTTTCACAACTATCTACTACTTCGGGGGAATTTACATAAATAATAACCGTGTTTTGTTGCTTTGAGATACTTACTACAGTAACTTCATGTACCTCAGTGAGATCTGTGAGATCAAACAATCCTTTTGTCATCCACATACGGATGTTGATGTGGGGCTGATTTACATTGATTAATTTACAGTCAAGTACATATTGTCCATCACCTTTTAAATCATAGGATAGGAATGTTATATTGAGTTTATCCATACGATTAATCCCACGATATACTTTATCAATAGTATTAACATCATAATCTGAGATGTATAGAGATGTTGGTGCTACTTCAAGCGCGAATTGGTGATTGTATGTCTGGGTATTATTCCCATGAATTCCCCCAATCGTTGTATAAACCGTAGGGAAGGTGGGTTTTTTTTTTATCTTAATTTCTCCTAGATCCTCAATTTTACGAGTTTCTAGATCGAAACTAAATAAAGTATCTTGAGTAACTAATGATACTTTCTCTACTTTTTCATTATTACGACTACAGATCCATTGTACCATCTGAGCTTCAGATCCAAGTAGATAGCATGAGGAAGTTTCAAGAATGTAAAGAGGTCTGGATTCATTACGGATGAAGTATAATTTCTTTTCCATAACATTATACCATATGAAGGCAAATGCCCCCTCAATTTTAGAGATAACATCCTCTGGTTTTTCTGCTGTAGCAAGGGCATTACAAATAGCAGCACTATCCACAGTAGATTCTTTGCAGAATTCTTTGTGATTGCTAATCATACCATTATGAACTAGGCAGATCTTTTCATCATCATCCCAGAATGGATGGGCGTCTGCATGTTTCTTTTCACCATGAGTGGCTTTACGATTATGACCGACCACAATTTGATATTGGGAGATCATTTCTTTACGGAAATCTTCAAATTGTTTAGTCATACAGAAGTGGCCTGCGGCGGCAGCCATTTTCTTGATGGCAACATTGCCAATTTTATTAATACCCATAACACCGGTTGCATCCCATCCGCGCAATGCATCGGCATAAAGGAGTTGTTGGAGGATTTCACCATCTTTATGGTAAAACCCGGATTTATTTTTTGCTAATATTGCGAGGAGTCCGCACATATTAATTTCTACCTATAGTAGCAGTGTTAGTAAAAAGACGTGGATCATCCCAAATAATTTGATTTAGATCTCTTGGTCTAGGTACAGCATATGGGCGCACGCCACGGAGAGTATTTAGAGGGCGTACTGTTGGTTGAACAGGAGTAACTACTGGGGCTGGTGTTTGAATGGTGGCTAACTTGATGTAACTAATAGCATCTTCCATCTCTTGTTGAATTCCCTTGCATCCATGAAGGAGTTCTTGTGCATAGTTACCAAAGATAGCCATTACAAATACCTCATAATTAGATGAAGAATTCATCTCTTGCAACTCTCGGATTAAAGTAGCTAGGCTATACTTTTTCGCTGCTGTTTTCATACAGGCTAGAATATTAATCCAAGACATTAGACGATACTTATCTGATGTTCCATGCATGTGCCGGAATTCTACAGTACCTTTCTCTTCAATAGGATGAAGATTTAATGCGGTGTACTTATTCCAGTAATGTACGGTATCATTTGGATTTGTTTGAAGACGCATATATGTTTCGGCATATTCTGTATCTAACAACTTGACACAGAATACATTCTTGTCACGATCTTGTCCTACCCAACGGAACAACATTTCTTCTACTGCTGTATAGATGAGGAGTAGATTGGTAATTTGTTCCATTGTCAAGTCACGTACATTCATATGGACATGTACTGATGTACGCAAAGAGAACTCACGATTAGTTGGAAGGCTTCCATTTAATTGATCGAGGGCACCTTCAATCTGGGTCATTTTTAATGGAACGGATACATACTCCATGCCATTATTACGCAGACTATTATCTACAGTTAGTGTCCAATATGGCCTATAGATAGCATTAATAATTGGATTCGGGACATTCTCTACTTCCACTTCAATCCCAAAGATATACGCATTACTCTCTACATCTATGGTACGTTTATGCAGGGCATCTTCTTGAGCAAATGCCTCAGATCGTGGAGTTTGTCCTAGTTTAGGAAGATCAAAATACTTACTGATCCGTGAATTATTTACTGTAATGTCCATGTACGAACTCCGGTATATTTAAACAAATCTTGAATTTCTTGTCTCAAGAGAGGTTGTGTGACTATGACTGTCCTATTAGCGAAGTCTAATTCTGCTACTTTGTATCGTTTATACATTAAGCAGGGAACATCAAATTGATCTTTTGCTACAACGAATTTTAAGCTGATTGCTACATTAGCAAAGAGATTAATTTTAATATCATCTAGAGATGCATATATAGGACTAAGAGATTCCTTACCCAATGCATACCAGATATCTGCTGGATGATTACGATTGTTATTTGTATTGATAGGGGAAAGTATTTTGTAGATACTACTACATAAGCTACGTTTCCATTGTCTTTGTGGGTATTTTACAAGGTAGATGGGGTTGCCATTCACATTATAATATCCAACTTTAGGTAGCAACACATCAATAACATCGGCATCTGTTGGACGGAAGTCAATAAAGTTACCATCACTCATACTAAAGCTGAACTTATTGGAGTTAGATCCAATATAACATACAACAATCTTCTCTCCCTTTTGTTCAATAGTCATATAGGTATTTTCATACCTACGTTGCATGTCATCCCGAATACTAGGATGATTAGGTGGATAGTCCGTAAGTCTTGCAAAGGATGTCATACGATTCCTCATTACCGTTGTTAATACAAGATTGAATAAGAATTCCATGTTCAGGCTCAATAACACTACCTTCTTCCACGAACTCTACCGCCTTTTGAGTCTGTTCATATACCCACTCAATGGTTTTTTCTGAGAAGATCCAGAAGTTACTTAGTGTGCGATACTCACACCCATAATCCTTTGGACGAAATGCGCCAGCTTTACCATACAACTGACGGCGCAGAGTACCATGATCCAACTTCGTGGATGGAACACCAAGGAACAAGTCCATAGCACGGATGATTTCAATTGGGTCTTCTTTAGTTCCCACATGAACGTGTCCTCCTGCACTACGCAATGTAGCATCTGTTGCGCATGGACGTGGATTAATACATTTAGTCCATGCATTGAAGTCTGGCTCACATCCAAACTCAAGTGCTTTTGGATGTTTCAGTTGATCTTCGTCAAAATAAACAGCAGATTCAGTGCTAAACTGGAAGCCTTTCAAGCGCTTGCGCATGGTGTCAAGGACATATGCAATGTTATCCTTCATCTCCTGCACTGAAAAACAAGCAGGGATGTTGAATTCAACAGATACATTATCTTCTTGTACTGCACAGCCTTTACGTTGCAAGGCACGTGGGAAGTCTTTAGTACCACCAATCAAGCCAATAGCTGAGTGGTATTTAGTACCCTTTGTAATGAAGAACTCGGGATCTGCTCCAATGGAAAAACTCATGATTATTCCTTATACAAAAATTCGTTAATAAGAGAGGCACAAAATTTAGTGAATTTAGATCCAACCATCCATTCAGGATGCCCTTGAATACCAATTGCATTCAAGCGTGGGAAATATACAATCTCTGGACATGAGGGGTATATTACTTCTTGATCATCTTCTGTGTAGCCTGTAGTGGGTGCACCTGTTTCAGCAAGGACCATATTCTTATGACCGTCCTTTGGTTGCATCATTTGGTGGTGACATGAATTACCATTATACATATCGAACGTGCGGGTGTCAATGATGGTATGATCACCGCGATTGTGCCCTTCAATATGTTGTACTAGATAACCACCATCTACGGCACAGAGCATTTGTGCTCCACGACAAATACCAATGATGGGTATTTCATACTTGCGTGCCTGTTCAATCATTGCTAATTCAATTTCGTCTCGATAACTAAGACTATTTGCATAACAATGTTTGTTACATTTTTGACCATAGATGCTAGTTGCAATGTCAGCACCACCGTGAAGCAGTAATACACCCTCAGCAGAGATGTTTGTTGGGTTATATAGAGGGATCGTTTTTTGAATCAAGTTAAACGGATCGCCTCCTCCTTGTTGAGCACTGTAGAGGATTTGTGGTTTCATTATTTACAATGACGTTTCGTAAGGTAGGTGATGATGTTGGCAGGAACAATGGTTCCGCCAATTTGTTGCAGTTTGTTGTTTTCGATCTGGAAACGGCCCCAGTTATCCCAACCTTGGTTGAAGAAGATGTCGAAAGTGGTATTATTGATATGTTTGACAAGCATTTTAATTCCTTTATTTATTAGGTTTAATTGATAATTCTGATGCATTATACCATATACCGTTGTTACCAAGTAACGGATGATCTATATAATAAATATTAGGCATTTCATTCCCGAAGAAACTAAAGCCCTCTTCTGGGATGTCACGGATAGATGCAATAGTGCCTTGATTGCCATACTTAGTAGTGATTTCTGCACCGGGTTTATATCCCTTTTCTGCCATCTCCTTGATATACTCTTCGCAATGTTCCTTAGTCCATGTGTATTTAGATGCTGTTACATAACACGTGGGGTTAGATACTAAAGATGATCTAGGGTATGTGGGAACCACCACAACAGGAGTAATAATTGCCTTGTGTTTAGAGATGGTGTGCTCAATCATAATAATATCCGGTTGTTGTGTGGTAGCGGAGAATCTGCTCTTTATTCGCCATCGTCTTCCCATATATTACT